GAATATTTGTGTGCCCTTTATACCAAAAATACTAGCACATACAAGTATCCATAAATTTGTAAACCATGACGGCAATGCCGCAAAATGTTCAAAGAAGGAATTTATCTTGACCATCGCAGCCGGATCGTCTGACCAAACCCCCCAGGCAAGTACAATTATGGGCAGTGTAAGAATCGCCAAAACGATCTCATCTTTATAGTCATTTTGACGGGCTTCTAAAAGTTTCCCCTGGTAAGATTCCTCACCTCGGGCCATCTTCTGCGCGTGCATATGCTGCGCATCAGCCATAGCCATTTTTGTTTCTTGACGCTTTTTATAAATATGACTTCCAGCGTTAAGAGCTAATTTAATTGCGCTAAACCACATACTAATACCAAGTTACTGGTTTTTGTGATCGAGCAGCACGAGTTCCTGTGACAGGATTTTTATCTTTTTTATCCTTGCTCACGGCCACCGGTTTATTGTTTCTATTTGCATCCGGTGTAGGAATCGTTTTCGATTTTCCTAGTGGTGCATAACCTTTCCAAGCCATTTTATCCTCCTATATTGTTTTAGCTAATTTAGGAAATCCACTTATTAGACCTCCCTTATTCGCATGTTTTCGTTTTTCAATACCTGTTATAGTCCCTTTATTAGCAGAAGCATAGAAAACACTTTCTCCTTTTTTAGGACCATATTGTTCTATCATAGATTTTTTAATTTTTTGACCTTTATCGGTTAGAGGCACTATTTCCTCCCCTAGGCTTCATTCTAGCTACTCTTAATCGATTTTGATTTGCCATTTCTTGTTTTTCTAATGAAGTATCTGCTCTTAAATTAGCTAATTCTTCATTTTGATCAAGTTTTTCTTCTTGAACATTTTGATTCATTAATGCCTTCATACGTTCCAAATTAATCTTTTCTTCAGCTTCTTTACGTTTTTGTTCATTATCAAGTGCTCTAATATCAAGTTCTCTTGATCTTAACTTGGCAATTGGGTCATTTCCAAACTGAGAAGTGATTTTTTTCTCTTCTTTCATGAAATCTTCCATCATTTCAGCAACTAAAATCGCTTTTCTTGCTTCAATCTTCTGTTGTAACTGCATTGCTTGCTGTTGCAACTGCGGATTTTGCTGAATTTGCGGATTTTGCTGCATTTGAGCTAATTGTTGCAATTCATCTCTAAATTCTAGTTCAATTTGCTCTTGTGCCATCAAAGAAATGTGTTCTAAACAGTTTTTTTCCAATGATGCAGTTATCATTGGTGAATTTCGGACCATATTGGTCTCTAAAAAGTTCAAATGCGCCGTAATATGCGCTCTATGGTCTTGTCCTGGAAAAGCTTTAAATGGTAAACCCGCTAAAGAGTCAATATGCTCTAAAGCAGGGTCTTTTGGCGTTGGTTGGGGTGGTTTTTTCAAAATTAAATCAATATCCTTAACTCCCAAAGCCTCATACATATTTCGATAAACTTCATATTGATTATGGAGTGATGGATTTGAGGTTGCCAATTGCAGTTCCGTTTGGGCAAGTGAGATCCGTTGTGTTTGGGAGAAAATATTTGGATCTGCAACTGGCAATATATCTACTCTGTCATCAAAGTCCGTTTGCATAATTTGCCTTTGGCCTCCGACAACATCGTATGGGTAAATGGGAGGTAGATATAATTTAAAAACTCTTGCTAATAACACAAATTCTCTTTTCATTGCAGCGTACAATCTTTTATGTATGGCCGACATTGTTCGGCTTCCTCTTTCTAACAAAGCTACGGTCGTTCCCACTGCTGCTTGTTGATTCCCATCGCCTACCTGTAGATCCGCAATAGATGCGAATCTTTGTCCTGCTTGGACTACGACCCCCATGAGTTGCAGTAATGTTGCAGAAGGTTCTTTAAAAGGAAGGGTCATGAATGCATCTCTCAAGTTTCCTCCTGGAGCATCTACATCTCTGAATTCGCCTGGTTGCAAAGCTTGAGCTTCATCTCTCATTTTAATTCCACGCATCTTAAATCCTGCTGGAAGATTGGATAATGTTCCTGCATCCAATAGTGCTCTAAGAGAAGCTGTTGCTGTTCTTGATAATCCACCAATCATGTGAATCAAACCAAATCCGTAAAATCCTAAACCCGGTAAAAATTTAAAATGAACAAAATACTGAATTCTTTTTCTAGTTTGGTCCGCTACTTCATAATTCCTTCGAATTGATAAAATTTTTCTGGTGCCGTCTTCAAGTGTTACAATGTAAGGAAGCTTGATTCCCGTTGATTCACCGTCCTGGCCTTTGTCTTCAAATCCTTCTAAATCTAAATTCACGTGACACTCTAAAAGAGTATACATTCTATCATCTTTGCCACGAGTCGTTCCTTCAAGCTGTCTTTCCTTTTTCTCTGTTTCTGTTTCAGCCATATAAGTAGGATTCAATTCGATGTCCCGATAGAATCCTCCAACTTGCTGTTTTCTTAATTCATTTTCCGACATTCGAATGACATGAACAATAACTTCACAATCATCCAAAGAAGTTGCTATGTAAGGCACCACGATGTCATCCGCTGGAACGAATTTAGAAACCGCTCGTCCCATCAGTTCATCGTAATAAATTTTTTTAAAAGCCGAGCCTGATAGGGGAAGATAGAACAGCATCTGATCAAATTCCGCTTCGTATTCTTTCATCTGGTCCATGATCTGATAGTTCATGTACTCTTTGACCCTTAAAGCCTGAGCTTCCTTATCAGGATGAGTCATTCCTATAATTTGAGTTCTGACAGGTCCTCCTGCCGGTAATAATTCTTTATAAGCTAAAGCCTGAAACTGGGTAACTGCTTCTGCAAGTACCGGATGCGTTGCGCCCGATGCTCCTTTAAAAGGTTCGGTCCTGTCTTCGTATTTAAATCCTAAAAGATCAAGTCCGCTGGTATAGGCTTTTTCCCAGTCCGCTCTTGATGTTTTATAGTCGCTGTAATCTGAATAAAGTTTGCTTCCCAGTGGATCAATGACATCATCGGGTAAAAGTTCTGCAAGGTTCGCGAAGTGTCCGGCGTCTTGTCCGGGATTCACGGCACTTGGATCAAAATTTATGTCTACGCTGCCATCTTCATTCGGCTGAACGTCAACGGGTTCACCCGCTTCAACTTGCTCTGCAAGTTTCTTCTGTTCTTCCAGTTCTACGTCCTGTGGGCTAGGTATATTTAAGGTTTGCTTTACGTTCGGTAAAGCCTTGTCAGTTGCCATAATTTCTCCGGTATTGTTGTAACCTTTTTATATTCAATATTCAACCTCTATGAGCCATATTTTTTAGCGTGCTTTCTTATTTTAGATGGAATGCCAACGTCCTCGTATTCAACTCCATAACCGCTTTTAGTATCTTGAGCAATATAGTCCGCAAAAAAAGGATCGGCTTTTAATTTATCTTCGTGAGTTATTTTGCCAATATCCATTTCAATAGGAATGCCTTCTCCCTGTTCCATTCCACCCACTATTCTTGCATATTTAGAAGGATCAATATTACCGGCTTCTAATTCTCTCTTAGCTCGTGCTAAGAACTGTTTATCCGATTCTTCAACTTTAAACGAACGACCTACATCGGTACCCTTTAATAATGTATCCATCATTGAGCCTTCCTCATAAGGGTGAGGAACCGCTTGTTCAAAGGTGTGTTTTCTGAGACTTTTACCTTTATAACCACTTCCTTCAACGCCAGCAAAATTATGAGTGTCTTTAACAGTTACATTTCCATCTTTGTCTGTTGAAAAAGAAGCCTGTCCCAAAGTCATATCAATATTAGTTGATGGATTTGTAAAAGCTCCTTTTAAAGATAATTGATCCATAAATCCTTCATGACTATAACCAATAGTATTATCTTTCATAGTTCCTGTTAATCCTGATTGAGTTGCATAGCCCATACTTCCCATAGCTTTAGCTTCTGCCACTCTCTTCTTAATTTCTTTCAACTCGCTCTTACTAAAAAAGTCTTCGGTAATTTTATCTGTTACACCGGCTAGGTTTCGTAAATACAATCTGACCGATGACGGCAGCATTTTGTTTTTCGTTAATTTCCTAACTAAATCTTTATTGTTTCTTAAACGCTCTAAGTTTTTAGGGCTTAAAAGCCAAATCATTAATTGCGAAGTTACACCTCCCCCATTTTCAAAACCCACTCTTCCGCCATTTGCTATCTGCTGCGCGAACTTGCCATAAGTTCCCTGAGCCGTGGTTCGTGGCTCCTGGATCACGGGCTTTGGTTCCCAGTCATAAAGGTCCACGTCCTCTGGATCAGTCCAGTCTCCTTCTTTCCAGTCGTAGTCACCGTTCTTCCCGGCAAACGCTCTTGCATTTTTAAGATTAAGTGCCAGCTCTAACAGCTGGTCAAAATTTGCTCCAGGTTCGTCTAAATTTCTTGCCATTATATATCTCTGCTTCTTCCTGGTAATGCTTTATCTATTATGCCACCTTTTGATTTCCATGGACCATAGCTACCTTTACCTGGATCTGTGAACCCACCGGATCTTGTAGGTCTTTGCGGTTGAAAATCCCTGCCACCGCCATCACCGCCTGCAGGTGTCCATGTTGATGGTGGAAATCTTTCTACTACACCTTTTTCTTTTTTTATTTTATCTTCTACTTTTTTCATATATTTTTTTACTTGTGAGTCAATTTTTTTTAAATAAGTTCCAACTTTTGGTTTCGGCCCGTAAGTTTTACTGGGAAATTGCTCTGGAAATCGTGAGAGCCGCATATTAATAAAATTAATATTATTTCTCCACGCGACCTGTTTCCAATAATCCTTTGGATGTATCTTTCTTATTTTTTCTAAATCTTTAGCTCTGTTGTATAATTCCTCTTGATCAAAAGAAATTAGGTCCTCAATCCATGTCTGAGGATAGTCTGGACCACCCAGGTATTCACCCCAAGGAAACTCTTCTGTAACAGGACCAAGCGCTCCTCCACTTTGTTTAAGCATACCTAAGCGTCCAATAGCTTTTTGTGCCTCTGCTGAACCAGCAGCGGGAAATAATTTGTTAAAATCAATCTGAGTAACTATTTTATGTTGAGGTTGAATTCCAGGTAATCCTGTATATTCCGGCATAGCACTAACAGCATGTGAAACTTCGTGAGATGATACATCTTCTATAAAATTATTAATTTCTGCTTGATTCACATAATCTACACTTTGATCG